CTTACCACCAAGAAGCGTTTTATCTACCACGAGGCAATCAAGGGCTACTGCGTATTGCTGAAGGTGCTAAACGGTGCGCCGAAGCAATCAGAGCAAGGGGTGAGCAATGAAACCAGCAGACATGATTGCAACGCTTGAAATGATTGGCTGGACTCGGCAAGGCATTTCTAAATATCTCGGTGTTGGCAAGCCTGCGGTCAGCCGCATAGCCACTGATCAATGCGCTAATCCACGCTACAAAACAATGGATGCACTGCGTGAACTGATCGCGTTGCCGACACCGATTAACAGAGGTAAGCAATGAAAACAATGAGCATTCACAAACTCAGAGTGCAAGCCAAGATTGATCGAGGGCAAGCCTGCTTGCAATATATGCAGACAAGAACCTCGCCAGTCACTTTAAAAGATTTGGCAAGCAAACTCGGAGTCACTACCAAGTCGGTCTCGAACTCACTGATGCCATTGCTTGAACAAGGAATCATCGAGAGAGAGCTGATGCTGCGTCAATCTTCTATCTGTAAGAAATCAGGATGGGCATACGGCTATTGTGTTGTAAACAAGAAGCCTAAAAAACTTATCAAGAAAAAGAATCTAATGGTCGAAGAAGGAAATCTTAGCTTTCATGACCCATTCAATATAGGTGCAAATCAATGACACCCGAGGCGAAAGTTAAGAAACGTGTACGTGCTGAATTGGAGAAACGAAGTGGAGTTTATTACTTTATGCCTGCGACTGGTGGGTATGGTCGTAGCGGTGTTCCTGATATTGTCGGTTGTTATCTCGGCACATTCTTTGCTATCGAGTGCAAGGCAGGTGCTGGCAAAACCACTGCCCTCCAAGATCGAGAGATCACGAAAATTGTTCAAGCAGATGGCAAGGCAATAGTAGTGAATGAGGACAACCTATCTTTGGTAAACGAGATGCTGAATGAGATCCAAACCAAATTCCTACACCCGACGTGACCCAATTGGTAGGCAGATGGAGATCATGCGAAGGTTGAAGAACCAGCATGGCCTCACAATAAAAGATCTTGCAAGGCGTATGAAAGTAAGTGAAAGAACAGTGCGAAGATATATTGCAATTTTGTTGGAAAAACGATTAATTGTTGTAAACTTCACTTTCACAAATCACGTTGCAAAACGTCCTATTTATCATTACGCTATTAGGAGAACTAAATGAGTGACAGAATTTATACCATGATTAATGTGCTTGACGAAGTTGCACATAAGTTCAACTTAGATGAAACCGATCTAAGGATCATTGGCAGTGTGCTGTATCTTGAAGAAGAGAACGGAGTAGGCGCAAGCAAATCGTATATTGCAACGTGCAGAGGTGACCTCTCTCCTGCTACGATCTATAACCGGCTCAACAAGAAACTAATCCCAAAGAAGTTCATACGCGAGACTAGATCCGAACACGACGGTAGAGGGAGAATACTCTCAGGTGGCTCCAAAGCACAAGAACTTTGTGCGTATATCAATAAGCTATGAACATCATTACATTAGACTTTGAAACCTATTACGACAAAGAGTACAGCCTATCAAAGATCACAACGGAAGAGTACATCCGCAGTGATAAGTTTGAGGCTATCGGTGTAGGGGTACGCGTCAATGACGAACAGACCGTTTGGTTTTCGGGGGATCATAACCAAACAAAGAGTTGGCTCACTCAATTTGATTGGGCGAATAGTTTTCTACTCGCTCACAATACCTTGTTTGATGGTGCTATTTTGTCTTGGCAGTTTGATACTCATCCTAAAGGTTTGCTCGACACTCTGTCTATGGCTCGTGCGTGGCATGGTGTGGATGTTGGAGGAAGTCTGTCATTTCTTGCTGAGAAATACCAACTTGGTAAGAAGGGAACGGAAGTAATCAACGCCCTTGGTAAACGCCGCAAGGACTTTACTGATGCCGAGCTTGCCGCTTACGGTGAATATTGCCGCAACGATGTGGACCTTACCTACAAACTGTTCCATATTCTTATTCAGAACTTCCCTACCAAAGAGCTGAAAGTTATTGACACAACGCTCAAGATGTTTACCGAGCCTACGCTTGTGTTGGACTTGCCGCTTTTGGAACAGCACCTGGAGGGGGTGAAGGATAAGAAAGAGAAGCTACTTGAGATGGCTGCTGCTAATCGGGACGACCTCATGTCCAATGATAAGTTTGCAGAACTACTCAAACTCGTAGGCGTCAATCCCCCACGTAAGAAAAGCCCAACCACAGGTAAAGAGACTTGGGCATTTGCCAAGACCGACGAAGCCTTCAAGGAACTTGCGAACCATACCGACCCACGAGTGCAAACCCTGGTTGGCGCTAGGCTTGGCAACAAGACCACACTAGAAGAAACCAGGACGCAACGGTTTATCGACATCTCCAAGCGTGGGGCTATGCCTGTGCCACTTAAGTATTACGCTGCACATACTGGGCGTTGGGGTGGTGATGACAAGGTGAACCTCCAGAACCTGCCGAGCAGAGGGCAAAACGCAGGCAAGCTGAAGCGAGCTATCCGCGCACCGGAGGGCTACGTCATCATCGACTCCGACTCTTCGCAGATTGAAGCTAGGGTGCTTGCATGGTTGGCTGAGCAGAATGATCTCGTAGAAGCATTTGAGAAGGGTGAGGATGTATATAAGATCATGGCAAGTGCCATCTACAACAAGCCTGTAGAAGAGGTAAGTAAGGACGAACGCTTTGTCGGTAAGACGACAATCCTTGGTGCAGGGTATGGCATGGGTGCGGTAAAGTTTGCCGCTCAGCTTAAGACGCTTGGCACCGAGGTAGCTGAAGATGAATGCAAACGCATTATCGACGTGTACCGGAAAACTTACGCCAAGATCCCTGAGTTGTGGTCAGCTGCACAGTCTTGCCTAGATGCTATTGTGAGTAAGAAGATGGCATACTTAGGCCGCAAGGATGTGGTCAACCTTGACCCGAATGAGTTTGGTTTCCTGCTGCCAAACAAGCTATGGCTGCGGTATGACAAGCTACAGAAGGTTAGAGACTCAGAAGGCAAAACGCAGTACGAGTACCCAACGCGTAAAGGCACAACTAAAATTTACGGCGGGAAAGTAATTGAGAACTTGTGCCAAGCCATTGCACGTTGTGTGATTGCCGAGCAGATGATTTTAATTACCAAACGCTACAAGGTGGTGCTGACGGTTCATGACGCAGTTGCTTGTATTGCACCGAAGGAAGAAGCTGAGGAAGCGAAAGCGTATGTCGAACAGTGCATGCGAACACGCCCCCAGTGGTGCATCGATTTACCCCTTAACTGTGAGGCAGGATATGGCGAGAGTTACGGAGACTGTTGATTTTTCCCCGTTTTATTTAAATGCACGAGAACATCTTAGACAGATCTATGAAGCCGCAAATGATAAGAAGTATGAGGATGCGCTGCTTATTGTCAACGAGCTTATAGCTGATGTAAGGCAATTGCAGATTGCACTCCTTAGCTACACCGAGAAATGATATGGCTGCTTGGTCTTACTCTTCCCTTTCGCTATTTCAACAGTGTCCCAAGAAGTACTACCACCTGCGGGTGGCGAAGGATTTCAAAGAGCCTGAGACCAAGCACCTGACCTACGGCAAGCTTGTGCATGAAGCTGCGGAGTTTTACATCAAGAACGATGTACCTCTGCCTGCCCAATATAAATTTATGGAAGAGCCACTCGAAAAGCTAAAGGCCATCGGTGGCGAGCACCTGTGCGAATACCGCATGGGATTGACTCAGGATCTTAATCCGTGTGACTTCTTCTCCAAAGATGTTTGGTGGCGTGGTGTAGCTGACCTTGTTATTTTGAAGGATGACAAAGCATTCCTCGTGGACTATAAGACTGGATCTTCCTCCAAGTATGCGGATACCAAGCAGCTTGAGATTCTGTCCCTGGCACTCTTTGCACACTTTCCCAAGATTAAGCGAATCAAAGCAGGGCTGCTCTTTGTAGTGGCAAACGACTTTGTAAAGGTTGAATACGACACTAGCGCACAGCAGGTTCACTGGGTAAAATGGATGGAAGACACGGCACAGTTGGCTGCGGCGTACCAAAACGATGTGTGGAACGCACGTCCTAATTTCTCCTGCAAACAATACTGCGCTGTGACTAGCTGCCCCCACAATGGCCGACATAATTGAGCGGTACATGCACCAAGTTATGGTGCTAGCCAAATCAAGTACGCCAGGAAAGGAGGCAGCGGTTTATAGCTATATCGCTCCCAAGGTGTACATGGTAAGGTCTTGGTTTGCCGAAGATCATCCTGGGGTCGAAGTCATAAAGATCTTTAGTCTTGGCACCAAGAAGTATCAGATAGAGCGGGAGAAATACTATGCCCTATACAAAGAGTCCTCGGCCTTACAAGCACGAATACCAGATGCAGCTGAAACGTGGTGAGCATGCTGATCGAATGGAACGTCAACGAGCACGACGAGCGGTTGATAAGAACGGTAAAGATAATAACGGTAATGGCAAAGCCGATACCCGCGAAGGTAAAGACATTGCCCACAAACGTGCCCTCAGTAAAGGGGGTAGTAATAAAGATGGATATAGCGTAACATCAGCTTCAACGAATAGATCGTTCAAAAGAAATTCATCGGGTAAGCTAGTCTCAGAGACAAGCAAGCGCGAACGTAAGTAGTACCGCAGTACAAGTTTTTGGGTGGGCCGGAGTGAAAATTCACTTTCGGCCTGTTGGTGTCATGGAGAGTGAATATGAAAGCGTTAGTAAAAGAAGATGAGTTTGATGCTTTATTAAAAATAGAAGGTAAGCGGTTAGATGTATGTAGAGAAAGAAGAACCACACGTAGGGGTGGTGAAGAAGAACAAGTTAAAGAAGGATGGAGCGCAGCGATTGTCAAAGGACCGCATATATTAAGAGAAGGGGAACTTCGCAAAACCCGTCAAGGTGCGATTAACAGTCTGTACCGTAGATACTATGCAAATCCTTGAGAACAAAGCGTTGTTGCTACGCGTAAAGCATCCGAACCGTATAACGACGGTCATCCCAAAAAGTAAAGTATTAGACAGTGGTGAAGTGCTTGTTAAATGGGGGCTAGAGGAAGCACAAGTATTAAAGAACTTAAGAATTAAAAACGTTCCTTCCCCGATTGCTGCACAGTACGATTGGCCTGGGCTTCACAAACCGTTTGCACATCAACGGACAACTGCGGAGTTCCTAACACTGCACCGACGAGCATTTTGTTTTAACGAGCAAGGCACCGGCAAGACGGGTAGTGTGATCTGGGCGGCAGACTATCTACTTAACCTTGGCATGATCCGTAGAGTTCTTGTGCTGTGCCCGCTGTCCATCATGCAGTCAGCTTGGGTGAACGATCTGTTCAAGTTTGCAATGCACCGCACGGTGACAGTGGCACATAGCTATGACAGGAAGAAACGAATAGAGGCAGTCAAAACCGATTCAGATTTTGTAATCTGTAACTTCGATGGACTTGAGATCATCAAGGAAGCAGTTAAGGAAAACGAGTTTGATCTTATTGTTATTGACGAAGCAAACGCATACAAGACGGTGAATACAAAGCGATGGAAGGCACTTCAATCAATCATCAAACCGGAGACCTGGATCTGGATGCTAACGGGAACCCCCGCAGCACAGGCACCCACAGACGCATACGGACTAGCGCGGATCATCAACCCTTCTGGCGTGCCACGCTTCTTTGGTTCTTTCAAAGACCAAGTAATGCAGAAGGTAACGACATTCAAATGGGTGCCAAAGCCACGTGCCGAAGAGATAGTCCATCAAGTACTGCAACCAGCAATACGTTTCACTAAAGAGCAGTGCTTAGATCTCCCCGACATGACGTATGTAACGCGTGATGTGCCACTGACCAAACAGCAGATGCAGTACTACGAGCACATTCGCAAGCACATGACAACGGTGGCAGCAGGTGAAGAGATCACAACAGTCAATGCAGCAGCTAATCTAAATAAGCTTTTGCAATTATCCTGTGGTGCAGTCTATTCAGATAGTGGTGAAGTGGTGTCGTTCGATGCGTCTAACCGTATTGAAGCGTTGAAAGAAGTTATCGACGAGGCAAGCCATAAGGTAATTGTTTTTGTACCATACCGACACGCTATACATATTATCTATGAAGAGCTTATCAAATCCAGCTATACGGCTGAGATCATAAACGGGGATGTGAACGTCAACAAGCGTACGGAAATCTTTAACAAATTTCAAACGCAACCTGACCCCAAGGTGCTCATCATTCAACCCCAAGCAGCCTCGCACGGGGTGACTCTACACGCTGCAAACGTTGTTATTTATTGGTCTCCAGTGATGTCTGTAGAAACTTATTTACAAGCGAACGCTCGGGTTCATCGTGCAGGCCAACGTAATCCTTGTACGGTAGTTCATCTTCAAGGTTCGCCCGTAGAGAAGAAGATGTATGCGATGCTGCAGTCTAAGGTTGACATCCATACACGTTTGGTAGACATGTATGAAAACTTAATGAAGGAGACTTGACATCGGTAATTAATATTGTTAATATTTAGTGGTAATAACTAGGAGAGTGAAATGGACGTAAAAGCTGATAAGCTCGTTAAGGCGTACATCAAGATACGCGATAAACGAAAAGAACTAGCAGAGCAGTACGAACAGCAGGACGGTGAACTAAAAGAAAGCCTTGAACTCATCGAATCAGAATTGCTTGAAGTTTGTAAACAGATGGGTGCTGATGGGTTCAAGACCGAGTACGGTACGGTCAGCCGCAGGGTTGCCAAACGCTACTGGACTAATGATTGGCATTCGTTTCACAAGTTCATGAAAGAGCACAGTGCAATGGAGTTATTGGAAAAGCGTATCGCCCAAACCAATATGTCTGTGTTCCTTGAAGAAAACCCCGACCTTGTTCCCCCTGGTCTTAACATCGACAGCCGGTATGCTGTCACTATTCGGAGAAAGTAATGAGTGAATTAACTGTGTTGAGTAGTAACCTTCCCGCCCACCTTGCTGCATTAGGTGGCCTTGACGATATAACCCGTTCATTGATGGGTAGCGGTGGTGGTGTGCCCCGTATATCCATCGAAGGCGGTGTGTTCCGCATGATGATGAACGGTAAAGAAGTTGCCAAGAATGAAGATCGTGCGATGAATATCGTTATCGTTAACGCGGCCCCGAAAGTGTCCCGCATATTTTATGCAGGGGTATACAAAAAAGGCTCTGTTAGCGCACCTAACTGCTGGTCTCCTGATGGGGAAACACCCGATCCTACGGCACGTGATAAACAAGCCAATAGCTGTAAGGACTGCCCCCAAAACATTCAAGGTTCTGGTGTGGGTAACTCACGGGCTTGTCGCTTTCAGCAACGTATTGCGGTGATGCTTGGGCATGATCTTGACGGTGAGGTGTATCAGCTTACGCTGCCTAGCATGTCTATCTTTGGTGAAGGCGAACCTGGGAAATGGCCGTTACAAACCTATGCCCGTTTGATTGGCACCAAGGGTATTCCAATCTCTGCAGTGGTTACAGAGATGCGCTTTGACACAGACAGCCAATCGCCCAAGCTAACGTTTAAACCTGTACGTTACTTGGAAACTGTTGAGTTCAACAAAGCAGTTGAGAAGGGTCAGTCTGCCGCTGCTATCAAAGCGATTACTATGACGGTTGCACAGGCTGATGGTGTGCCGGATGACGCAATAGACATTGTTGGTACACCCCCCGCAGCAGCTATGCGTACACCTGCACCTGCTGAAGCAGTAGTTGAAGATACACCGGAGCCAACTAAACGTGCAGCTAAGAAAGAGGAACCTGCACCTAAGAAGGATATTAGTAAAGTGCTTGCTGAATGGGATGATGAATAAGCTTTAACTAGGTTTAAGGAGGCTAGGGGGCACCCGAAAAGGGTAGTCCGCCGTCCTATCCCTGCCTACCTTAATTTATGACGGCGCATTGGAACGACGGCATGTTTTCAAGGAACGACTTCCTATCGGCGGTGCTTCCCCCAACGGGACCGTACTGTGCGGTAGGACTACATAGCAATAAGACACCGAAGCAGGTATTCGTCGAGACAATCGAGGAGTTGTCTGACCAAGCAGATGTGCTAGTCCATGACGGTTATGATGCCTATTTCGCCACAGCTTCCTACACAAACGCAAAGGATGGACGCAAAGCCCCAAACGCTAAAGACCTTGGATCACTCTATTTAGATATTGACTGCGGCCTCGGTAAAAAATACGAAGATCAAACCGAAGGCTTGAACGCATTAAAAGTATTTGTCAAACAAGCAGGACTCCCCAAACCAACAAGCATTATCAATTCAGGACGTGGGCTGCACGTGTACTGGGTGCTTGATAAGGCAATAAGTGCAACCGAATGGAAGTCACGTGCCGAAGGACTTAAGGCTTTATGTAATACGCATGGGCTGCATGCAGACCCCGCAGTGACTGCCGATGTAGCACGGATACTGCGAATCCCAGATACGCTTAACTTTAAGATTCCCGATAACCCACAACCTGTAAAGATCTTAATGTGGGGCGAGCGTATAACGCTCATTAATATTGAAGATAAACTTGTTACAACTGATGCAGTACTAGACATACCAGGAGAAAAGCCTTTCGTGCGTCAGATGGACGCTACGACGATGGCACTCATGGGTAATTACCAGTCTACGTTTAAAGAGATCTTGTTGAAATCTCTCAACGGTGAAGGCTGCGCTCAGATTGCATACGCCTACGAGAATCAAGAAACCCTTGCTGAACCATTATGGCGTGGGGTGTTATCAATAGCATCACGTTGTGTCGATAGTGAGAAAGCTATCCAGATAGTGTCCAAAAAGCATCCTGGATACACACTGTCAGAAACACAAAAGAAAGCTGCCAAAACAAAAGGACCATACACCTGTGATTGGTATCGTAAAGAAAATCCAACGTTGTGCGAGGGCTGTCCGCAAAAGGTGTCGTCGCCTATTCTTCTTGATCGGGCAGTTGTAGCAGCAACGGAAGAGGAACGAGTTGTTGTATCTGTAGAACCTATAACAAAAGAAGAACGTACATATCAGATACCTGAGTTCCCATTCCCATTTTTTCGGGGACGTGTCGGTGGCATCTATCGCAAGTCTATGAACGATGATGAAGATGATGAGCTTATATACCCATACGACTTTTATGTTGTAAAGCGGATTAACGATCCCGAAGAAGGTGAAACTCTATGGCTTCGCCTCCATCTACCGAAAGACGGCGTACGCGAGTTTATGATTCCGCTTAATGCCGCGCTGTCAAAGGAACGTTTTATTAACACAATCGCTGCTCAGGGTATGGCAGTACTAGGTAAAAAACAGGATGCGCTTATGTTGTATGTCACAAGATGGGTTGAGGAACTGCAAGCTATGGGTAAAGCAGAGATTGCACGTAAGCAGTTTGGTTGGCTTGATGACAACAGTAGCTTTGTGATTGGTGAACGCGAAATACTTGCAACTGGAGAAGTTGTTTATAGCCCTCCGACTGCTGCGACACTGCCCATCGTGCCAATGATGCAGAGCAAGGGTGACTTCCATATTTGGAAAGATGTCATCAACGCATGGGGTAGGCCAAACATGGAGCAACGTGCCTTTGCATTCTTCATGGGGTTTGGTGGACCGCTTATGAAGTTTGTAGGTGAAGGCATGCTTGATGGATTCTTGCTCAACTTAATTAGTCAGAAAGGTGGATCAGGAAAGACCACACTTTTGCACGGCATCAACTCTATCTACGGCAGACCAAAGGAACTTCTCTTAAGTTATAAAGACACTCATAACCATAGACTGCAGCGCCTTGGGGTGATGCAAAGCTTGACCCCGACTATTGACGAGATGACGAACATGGACCCCAAGGGAATGTCGAATCTGGTCTACGACATTACGTCAGGCAAAGGTAAGAACCGCATGTCCTCTAAGGCAAACGTGGAGCGTATTAATAATGTGTCGTGGTCTATACCCGTGGTCACAACATCCAACCGCCGTATCAAGGACGCTTTGCTAACTATTAAGTCGTTTCCAGAAGCTGAACTACTTCGTATTCTTGAGGACTACATCCTGCCTGATCCGCACGATGATCCTACTTGGTCTAAGGCACACTTTGGTAGGCTATCAAATAACTACGGCCATGCCATAGATCCTTACATTAAATACATTGTGACAAATCTGCCTATGGTTGTTGAGCTTTTGAACAAGGTAAACCAAAAGCTTGATAGAGCAGCAAACATTGTCAACACTGAACGTTTCTGGTCAGCAGGTATTGCGATTGCCATAACCGGTGGCATCATATCCAAAAACCTAGGGCTTCATGACATAGCTATAGAACCCGTTTTTGACCACGCCGTAAAGCTTGTAAAAGATACACGTGCTCAGAACAAAGAAGAGTTTGAACACATTAACGACTACTTAGGTGGTTTCCTACAACAGCACTATCACGACATCCTAGTCATTAACGATGAGGCTGATAAGCGCACCGGCATCACAGTAGCCCCACTGCGTGAACCCAAGGGTAAGGTTGTTGTGCGATACGAACCCGATACCAAACGCATATTTATTGACGTGCGGGATTGGCGAGCCGCTGTTGCCAAAGACTTTATTGACTTTGATGGGTCACTACAACCGTATAAAAAGAACGGTTCATTTGTTGGCATCAAACGTAAACGCATGCTGAAGGGTACGATTGCTAGCGATGCAAGTCCGGTCAATGCCATAGAGTTCAACACTGACAAACTTAACGTCTTTTCCGAGGAGGTGATCCTTGATAAAAGTATTAGGCGTGACGATGACAGTCCCTTGGTCAACGTTTGAAATTGGGATGTCTTTCTTTATACCGTGCCTCAACACTGCTGAAGTTGCCCAACAAGTACGGTGGGATGCGGCCCGCTTTAGATATGAACTTGTGTGTAAACAAGTTATTGAAGAAGGTAAATACGGGTTGCGTTGTTGGCGTGTACGGTGATATAGTCCGCCCTGGATTCTCCTTATTCACTCTCCTGGCACCCCTCCTGTGTGCTAGGATTATTCCCGGCTCTCCGCCGGGATTTTTTTAAAGACCTGCTACTTCTTTGCGTAACGCTGGAATGTTGTAGGCACGGAGTAACTCATTCTCCGTACGCTCAATCTCATCCAACTGATCTTTCTTCTCTGCACCGGACAACCCTGGGTCATTAGAAATTACCTTACGAAAAGCCCGCAGTTTCTCTAGTTGCTGATCGATGCGGTTCATCGACTGCCGAAGGGCTAGCAGATTAATGCGATCATCCGTTAGATAAGCTTCAAGTTCCTCTGCACGGCCCTGGGCTTTTAGCCCGTTCATGGTGTACACAACCTGCTCAACCTTTTCTCGCAGATCGTAATATTGCTCCTTATACCCACCTGGGATCTTGTCATACATAAACGTCTTAAACGCAGGTAATTCATACATACGTTTATCGGGACGATCTGCAAAGGCCATGTTAGATATATCAATCAGCGTACCGCCAGCGATACCCGTAGTGCCACGTACAAAGTACTCAAGCTTCATGGGTGACACGCCGATCAAACCACCTAGCATCTTAGCTAGTTCAGAAGTGGAATCGGTAAACTGTTGTGCAGGCTCAAGCTTCTCCAGCCCCCGTCCAACAATCGGTGTGCCAGTAAAGAAGGAATAGTTGACCAGCAATTCAAGTGCGGGCTTGACAGCCTGTGGTGTAAGGTTCGGTCCACTAAAC